TTGGTTCGCCACCACGTAGAACTGTTTCGGTGAGAACCTACAGAGATCAGCACGGGAGGCTGGTTATAGACAGATCATGAGGACTGTAACTAGGATAGGTGGCTCCAACGGAGACAGGTTCTTGGATTTTAGTGACTACGAACGGGTCTTGGGTTCTATTTGTGAAGAGAACGGCTGGGAGTACGGAACCTTTCGGGACTACATATTTTTTGATAAAGAATGTTTTAATATAGATAACAGGCAAACCCTTAAGCATGACTTGGAATGCAGGAAGCTGTCCATTAGTAAGCTTAATGAGTACGCTCTAAATTACAAAACGTGAAAGACATGGTAGAAAGATCAGTTATAGGTGTGCTAGGATCAGGAGCAGGTCTAGCCCTAGCGGGAACAGACCAAGTGTTATCTGTGGTGGCATCGGCATTCACTGTGGTCTTCATGAGTCTTTCTATTTTAAAAATATTAAAGGAGATAAGAGACAAGAAATGAACGGTGAGCTAGTGGCAATGCTTGGGGGCGGAGTCACGGGGTTTGTGATGAAACTAATTTCAGCACAGATGAATATTCAAGCAAACGCCATTCAGTCCATGATTAAGAAACAGGGAATAGTAGATGATTCAGCAGATAGAGCAGCACAAAGATCAGGAGAAAGCGGAGCGTGGGTACGCAAACTCATCGCTATGTGCATACTATTTTCGGTCGTATTTGCTCCCTTCATCATGGCCTTCTTTGACATACCAGTAACCATTGAGGCACAAAAAATGGGAGTGTTTAAATTTTTAGGAATAGGAGCAGATAAATGGAAAAATCTAGAGGGGTTTGTATTGTTGCCAGAAGTTCGGCAAGGGATGCTGGCTCTACTAGGTTTCTATTTTGGAAGTTCACAAGTTAAATAGAAAGGATAGATATGAAAACTGGAAAACGCAAATCATGCCCAATGGGCAAACGCAAATCTAAGGGTAAAAGAAAAAGTTATTAGTTATGCCAAAGGACGCTTGTTACAGAAAAGTTAAAGCACGGTACAAAGTGTTTCCATCTGCGTATGCAAGTGGGGCTATAGCCAAGTGCCGTAAGGTAGGTGCTGCTAATTGGGGAAAACGCAAGAAGGCAAAATAATGGCTGTACGGAAGACAAAGAAAGGTGCTGATCTTAAGCGGTGGTTCAAGGAAAAGTGGGTAGATGTACGCACTGGAAAGCCTTGTGGACGCCGTAAAGGAGAGAAACGCGGCACCCCATACTGTCGTCCATCTAAGCGTGTAAGTGGCAAGACTCCTGTAACCAAAGGAGAAATGACTGCTTCACAAAAAAGATCAAGGGTAGCTCAAAAAAAGAAACTAGGGCAACCAGCAGGTAAACCAAGAAGAGTAAAGGCGGTAAGACGTGGCAAAAATAAATAAGAAAAACATGAAGTGTAACGTTCCGCGAAGGCAAGTCCTTGGTGGGAAAAAGTCTGTTGTAAAAGCCTGCCAAGGTGGGAAAGAAAAGATAATACGCTTCGGGGATGCTAATATGAGCATTAAAAAAAGTAGCCCAGCACGTAAAAAAAGTTATTGTGCTAGATCTGGTGGCATCAAGGGTAAAAGCAATAAGCTTTCCGCAAACTATTGGAGCAGGAGAGCTTGGAATTGTTAAATGGATAGGTACGAACAATACGGAAGATTGGATGATCGTCCAATAAAGGATTTAGAATCTGGCTTTAAAGGGTTTAACAACCGCCTTAGGCCAGACCAGCTTCCTACTGGGGTGCTTGAAGAATCACTTAATGGAAGATGTGATATAGGCGGAGATTGGCAAACCAGAAAAGGAATTCAATCTAGGTTGGCACCATTTACATCTCCTAGTTTTGTCCTTCCTTTTACTCTTTATGCTAACGTAACTAGCAGCAGTCTTGCTGGCCCATCTACTGGCGTTATTACTATCAATTTTTCATCCGCACACGGAATTGTAGATCAAACTTTAGTTAATGTAAGCGGAATCACTGGTGTAACCCCCGATCCCAACGGCAATAAAATCGCAACCGTAACCAGTGCAACGGCTTTAACTATTTCTGAAACTGGAGCAACTGGAACAGCCGGTGGAACTGCTACGGTTGGATCTGGGGACTTGAATGATAACGACATTGTTGGGGTGTACGGCTGTATGCCTTTTTACGATGACGCAAATTATAATTCTTCATATATTTTAATTGCTGGAAATGTTGCCGTTACTGCGTTTAATCTAACTACAAACGTAACAACCAACATCCCATACCCTACTGGAGTAAGCGTATTTCAAGACGTTGACATGATCCAGTTTGACAACAAGGTGTACATCCATCGAGATGGTTTTACAGCAATGGAATGGGATGGTGATTTTACTGGGTCGCCCGCATTTACAAATGTTCCTAATGGAGATTTTACCCAACCCGTGTCATTTTCAGTAACTGCTTTTGAAATAACTAATAACGTTGGGAAAGTAACGGTGTCAACTCCGTCTACTCACGGATTAAGTGTTGGAGATAAAGTTGTTTTAACGAGTGTTGGATCTAGCGGTTTGACAAAAAATGATGAGTTTTCTGTTTCAGAAATTGGATCTAGCAGTATATTTTTCTTTAATGTTACGTCTCCAAATTTAACTAGCATTAGTGACACAAAATGGACTCAAGCCATATCTCAAGGAATGGGATTTACCCACAGTCCTGCTCCTCCATTTGCAATTGTTCATCAAAAAAGATTGGTTGTTCCGTTTAATTACACAATGACTGGTTCTTCAGGCAGTCCAACTATAACTGACAGGAAAGTTAGAGACGAATTATTGTTTTCTTTAGTTAGCGACTCTGACGTATTTGATTACATTTATGGACAATTTAAGTTCATGTCTCGAAAGTCGGATTATTTAGTTGGCGTTCATAGTTTTTCAGACGATCAACTTGTAGTCTTAAACAGAGAAAGCATTTATGTGGTAAGCAATTCCTTGGATCTAAAGGAAGCCCAAACAACTTTACTAAGTAGCGACTTAGGCTGTATAGCTAGGTCTTCAATACAACAAGTCGCTGACAAGTTGATGTTTTTATCAGACAATGGCGTATACGCACTAGACTTTAAAGATCTTTACAATTTAAGAGGTCAAGATGTTCCACTTAGTGAATCAATTAATTCTTCTATAAACAGAATTAATCAAAACGCCGTTGAAAATGTGCAATCAGTTTACTTTGACAACAGATATTACATGGCTGCTCCAATTGATGGATCTAGTGTAAACAATGCTGTTTTTATATTTAATTTTTTAAACAGAGAATGGGAAAGCATAGACACTGTAGATGATCCTAATTGGGATTACAGGTACCTTATTGTTGCTGGAGACGGAGACACCCGAGGGGTCTATGCGGTAAACCAAAATGGGGGAGTACACAGACTAGATTCTTTGGATTCTGGAAATGACAATATAATTTCTCAAATTGGTGGAGTTACAAGTTCTCCTTCAATTAATGGAGTCGCTACAACTAGAGCCATAAACGGAAATGATTTAGACCGAAAAAAATGGAAACTTTGGGATTTACACGTTGAATCTAGCACTAACTCAAACTCAAATGCTACACTATCTGCGATTACAGAGAACATTGATGATACAATAGCATTAGGATCTATAGAATCTTTTCATAAAGGAGTTCTTGCTAGCGGTGAGGACATTTCAATTAGAGGAAGGTTTGGTCCTAATAGAGCATACAGCATCCAATTTAAATTTGAAAGCACACAAGGCCGACCAAAAATAAGAGCAGTTAAGATTAGTGGAAACAAAACTTTTAGAAGCACAAACGAAGCAGTATAATGGCAAACAAATTTACTACAGGTAACTCATTTAGCACAGGCGATCAAGTAACAGCAGCTAAATTAAACGCATTAATAAACTCGGCAACGTTTAATACTGGTGCAGTAGACGACGCTACAACAGAAATAAGCTCGGGTGCAATAATTGTAAAAGATGCTGGCATTACTGATGCCAAGCTTGCAACAAACTCTGTAATAACTGCTAAAATTACAGACAGTAATGTAACAACGGCTAAGATTGCAGACAGTAATGTTACAAAAGCCAAGATAGAAAACTTAGCCAACATGAAGGCTCTTGGTAATGTTTCTGGCAGTGCTGCTGCACCTGCTGAGGTGGCAATATTGGATGAGGACAACATGGCCTCTAACTCTGCTACGTCATTAGCTACACAGCAGAGCATAAAGGCTTACGCTGATTCAAAGGTAGATGGTACAGGGGCTGGATCGTTTACTACGCTGGCAGCTTCTGGAGATGTCACGTTTGATACTACTACCCTTAAGGTTGATTCATCTAACAACCGAGTAGGTATTGGTACTGCATCTCCATCTGAGGAATTAGAAGTTAGTGCTAATGGCGTAGGTCTTTTAGTACGCAACAGTGATGCAAACCAAGAAGCAGGAATTGCTACAGTTAGAGGCCAAAGATCAGACGCCAACACTTCTCCTGCAGCGGCTGGAGGCATGTCCCTAGAAAGCTGGAACACATCTGGAGCAACTGTTGTTGATGAACACTTAGGATCAGTTTACTTTGGTGCAAACCACACATCAGGATCTGAGTCAAATATACTAGGAACGGCATCTATAGCTGGAATTGCTGAAGGAACATTTAGTAACTCTTCAACAATGCCTTCGGGTATAGCATTTAGGACTGGTTCAGCAGGACAAGCTATTGGGGTTTACAATCATCACGTAGGAGAGGTTGAAAGAATGCGTATTGATTCCTCTGGCAATGTAGGTATTGGGACTGCTACTCCAACTCATAAATTTCATGTTGTAGGTGAAGCTAGATTTGGAGATGGTGGATCGGTAAATGATGACCTTATTTTAAAAGGATCAGAACCTGCTGCCGTTGCTCCAGGAGGATCTGTAAGTGGAGCTATCATTACTACGAACGGAACTGGAAGTGCTTCTGGTCATATTGGTGTAGAGGTTCCTGCTAATGATGCCGATGATGGTTTTTTTGTAGCCACTGATGCAAACCTTGATGGAACGGTAGATAAAATTGCTTTAAAAATAAAAGCTAACGGCAATGTAGGTATTGGAGAAACTGCTCCTACTGCTCCACTAACCGTAACATCTACAACAGGTGGTGTCCTCATGCCTCGCATGACTACCACGCAGATGAATGCAATATCTTCTCCTGCTAATGGAGAAATGATCTACAACACAACTGCAAACAAGTTTTACGGTTACGCTAGCGGAGCTTGGGTAGCACTGCACTAGAAAAATACTATTATAAATATGTCTAACGGAGATACAGACCAAGATCCAGGCGAAGAAGATCGGCAGAGATACGATTTATATAGCGAGGAGGAAGAGCAAGAAATTTTTGACAAGTTTGATGAGCTTGCTCTTGCTGGTCAGCTTGATAGTGATAGCATTCGAAGGGTTCTTGGTGACTTCGGTCTTTCTGAAGATGATTTTGCGATTCCTGAACAATATATTCAAAAAGGTGATGATGCTTACGTTCCTCCCGAAACTGGAGATGCTTCTGCCTCTTCTGCCTCTTCTGATTCTACAGATTATTCAATTAATGAAACTGGACTTAGTTCTGAAGAAGGATCTGGTCCCTATGGAGGATCTAATACGGATGTAGGAGACATTTCTGGCGGAGATCCAGGAGGTGGAGGAGGTGGTGGAAGACTTAGTGGTGGAAACGTTGGTGGTGGAAACGCCCCTTTTGACCCAGCTAATCAACAGTACGGCAACCTTCCTCAGCAAATATTATCTATTTTAGGGGGGTCAATTTTAAACAACACAGGTGGATTTGGAGATAACATGACAGAAGAAGAATTACAGGCTTTATTCGAAGAAATGGGGCTTCAGGGAGAGCAAGGAATACAGGGACTTCAAGGAGAAACTGGATTGCAAGGCATACAAGGTATTCAAGGAGATACTGGCCTACAGGGGCTTCAGGGAGAACAAGGAATACAAGGCATACAGGGGCTCACGGGTGAGGCTGGAGCTCAAGGCATTCAGGGAATTCAAGGAGAACAAGGGATACAAGGTATTCAAGGAGATACTGGACTTCAAGGGATACAAGGTATTCAAGGAGATACTGGACTTCAAGGGATACAAGGGCTTATGGGTCAAACTGGTCTACAAGGTATTCAAGGCATTCAAGGCATACAAGGTATTCAAGGAGACACAGGAGCAACAGGAGCTACAGGAGCTACAGGGGCAACAGGAGCAACAGGAGCAACGGGGGCTACAGGAGCTCAAGGACTTCAAGGAGAAGCCGGTGCTACAGGAGCCACCGGTGCAACCGGTGCTCAAGGCATTCAGGGAATACAGGGAGAACAAGGAATACAGGGTGACGCCGGTGCCGATGGGACGTTTGACTCTAGTAGTTTTCGGGACATAATGCCGTATCTAACTGAGTTAATGCCAGATCAATATACATCTGATTTCCAAATGGGAAAAATTCTTCCAACTGCCACTGGACAGCAGCAAATGCCAGGAGGAATGCAAGATTACCTTAGCGGAGTAATGGACATGGAGTCTGTTCTTAACCCAAGGCAAACCAGCCAGATGGGTACCGACTATCGTGCACTAACGGGCCAAGAGGGTACCGGCATGGGTGATCGAAACAACGCTATGCTTGAAGGCGTTTTAGGGCAAGCTGCAGCCGAAGCACAAACCGCAGACCGACTTCGAAGGGATGCTGGTAGGCTTACTGATTTTGAAAAAATGCAAATGCGAGAGAACGCATCTGCTACAAATGTGGGAAGGGGAAGAAGGGATGATAACGCATTATTGGCAGACATTATGAACAGAACCCAAGCAGAGTCTCACAGAAATTACTTAAAAGATCTCGACCTTGCTAACAGAACCTCACGAGGATCATACGCAGGATACGGTACGGCTTCATCTATGCAAAGCAGAGGACTGCAAGACATTTTGGGAGTCGGACAACAAGTTGGAATTGACCCAGCTCAAGGCGTAAACATTGCAGGTGCAGACATCGGTAATGCTATAGGATTAGAAACCGCCCAAATGGTTGCTGATGCTAGTAGGCAATCGGGTCAATCATCTTTAGGGTCAAATGTAGCTAGCTCTCTTCTTAAATTTGCTTTAGGAGTCTAACAAAAAATTAAACTGGTAAAATAGATTATGTTTAAAAGATCAGCACCGATAAACCCACAGGCTCTTAGGAACGATTACACAGGCATTGAAAGAGCAGCTGCTATTAAGCAAAAAACTCTTGCTGATTTAGGTGGAGTCATTAGCGACGGATTCAAATCTTTTCAAAAGAAAAAAGAGGACAAGCTAAAGAAAGAATCTGCTCTTAAGGTTATTCGTAAATACGGAGAGATGTCTGGTAACGAAATGACTGATGATGATATTAAGGGTATCTACGGCAATTTAGACGCTGAAACTATTCTTCAGCAAGGAGAAATATTGAGAGACTTGGCCCAATATGAGCAACGAGAAAAAAGCAGATTAGCACAAGAAGAAGCTATGCGTAAGGCTGCGAAGAGGGCTAACCAAATAGCACAAGCCCGAAATGAAATAGCAAAGAAACAAGCTGCCGCATCCAGAATGAATGCAAAAAAGAGTCTATTGGGAGCAAGAGCTGGGGAAAGACGCGACAGGGAAGAATTTAAGGCTGGAAAGAAACACGACAGAGCTACTAGTGCTTCGATTGAGGCCATGAACATAACAGACGCAGAAGGAAATCGTGTGACACCTTCCCTTGGTGCTGCTCTTGATGAGTATAAAAAGCAAGGCGGAAATAAGCCTAGTGAATTTGCAGGAGAGTTTTACTCAACATTTCCTGGAGCCAAAAGGTATACTGCAAAATATACTGACGATCAAGGAAATGAAAAAACGGTTTTATTTATAAATGGTCAAAGGATTGATAAAGATGATCGCAGTACGGCACTTCGATCCTTTGACAGTCTACTGGAGGGGAAAGACTCAAAAGGAGAGCCTTTGTTTACAGATGAAGAAAAGGACGCAAAACGAAAAGAGTTTGCAGCCGCACTAACCTCTAAAGGTGGAAGCGGAGGTGATCCTATTGACGCGATGATTGCTAGGGTTATAGAACCAATTTTAAAGAGAAAACTTGGTGAAAGTATTCCAAGCGAAGAATACCGCACACAATAGATCCAAAATTTTAAAAAAATGATCAATGGCAGTAGAAGTAATTTTTCAAACTCCCGAAGGAGATAAAAGAGTTAATATTACCGGTGTTGATTCTTTCGATGAAAGTCCAGAAGTTAAAGCTAATCTCCTAAAAATAGGAGAAAAGTATGGTGCTACTGATGTTGATTATCCTATTCAGTCATCCGACAAGGTAGAGATGGCCCCTGAGGGGCCACCAGATGCCTCAGGTGACGTTGAAGACGATGGCTTTAGGGATTTGTCTAAACTTGTACTGGAAGATACTCCTAGGGCAGGCACAGTCAGATTAGGAAGTTCCGCTGAAGAAGAAAACCCAGACCTAATAACAACCGAAAACGCAATTAAAGTTGCTAAGTTTGGTGGTGGCCTTGGGACAGAAATAGCCACGGGTCTATCTGGGCAAGCCCTAGGAACAGCAATTGGAGCCTTTGGAGGACCCGTTGGCATCCTTGCTGGATACACAGTTGGATCACTTGCTGGTGGGTTCTTGGGTTCTTTGGCGGCTCAAAAGATAGAAGGACAAGACATAAACCTTGGTCGGGCGTTTGCCGCCGGTATAGTTAATTTGTTTCCATCTGGAGCAGCAATAAAAGGAGGACTTAAGACCACTCAGGCAGTTGCTCCTGCGGCGATGAGAAAGATGTCAAGTAAGGCATTTGCCAAGGGAGTTACGCCATCTGTTAAAGCACTAACTGCATTGTCTAAAGCTTCTGACGCACCGATAACCAAGAAACTTACTGGAGGAAGAGTTTCAAGTCGAGTTGCAGATGCTGCTCTTAGAGGTGGTGGAATTGGTGCAGTATCTGTTCAGGCGGATATGCGACTTGGTGGAGATGAAGAAGGAACAAAGAGGTTTGCTACTCCTTTAGAAACTGTAAAGGGCGTGGCCATTGGGGCGGGATTTGGAGCAGGACTTGATGTAGCAGCCAACAAACTTATGGGTGCAATAGCGAAAAGATCTAAGAAGGCACCAGTTGGAGAAACAACCGAACAACAAATAAACAGATTAGCCTACGAAAGTCCTGAAACCGCTGACAACTTAGCTAAAAGCGTAAATTCTTTAATTGATGATGCGGCTATATCTAAGTTAGAGAAAAGTGTAAAAAAGCAAACATCTGCACTTCAGTCAATAAAGGCTGCTGCTCCTGTTTCTAGGAAAGATATTAATACTCCCCAAAACCTAAGGAATAGCGAAAGGTTTGATCTTTGGGCAAGGGGCGAGCAACCAGATAAGGCACTCGGACCCAATCCAGTTAAGGACACAAGCCTTGATTCTTTGGCTGCAATAAATAAACAGACTGGTCAAATCAGGTACAACGAAAAAAAGATTTTAGAAGATTGGGACAACGACTTAGCCTATCTAAGAGGAGAAGCAAACGACCTTCCAGTGTCTAAACAAAAGGCTAAAGTCTTTGAAAATATTGACCTTGATAAATTTAAAGTTGAGCTAGGCGATGCTGATACATATGCAAAATTTATTTTTGCTCATGAAATTGGTCACAAAAATCTTCAAAAAGATATTACTCACCCCAAAGACTTAATGGACCCAAGGTCCATTGCTTTGGAGCGTCAGGCAAATGAAGAAGCCGCTAGATTGATGGGAATAGATTGGAGTTTATTATCTAAAACTCCATCTAAGGCTAAAAAGACTGACAGTGTCCCCGATGTATTTTCGGACCCCAAGTCTGGAGCATCTGTTAAGACAGGTGATCTTTCTGAAAAGCCCTCGACCGATCAACCCGATTTAGATTTTGGCAAAATAAAAGAAGTTAAAAGGGCTTACGGCGACATGATGGAAGATGGAGCCAACCAACAAATAAAAGAAGATGCGTCTGATTCATTTACAGCATTTGATAAATCTGAAACGGTTAAAGACGAAAGGTCTTCTTGGAAGAAGACCGTTGACTTCACTAACAGATTAATTGCTCCTTCCTTTGCTCTTAATAACGAAACTGCTAGGGCGGTTGAAAGATCCTTAAATTACAAAAAAGCAGTTGTGGCATCCGGTACAAAGCACCTAAATGCTATAGCTGCTTACATTGAGTGGGGAAATTCTAAGTTTAACAAATCTAAGTTTAGCGGAAGCGAAATTGAAAGAGACGTAAACAAGTGGCTTAACGGGTACTCTGCAAAAGAAAACAAACCTCCTGAGTCAATAAAGGCAATAACCAATGACTTGATTGGATATAGAAATATAAAAAACCAATCACAGGCTAACATAGCCAACATCATTGGTCCAGATGGAGATCCCGTAATGGGCGATCAATTTACCCGCAAAGAGCTTGTTGATACAATACAAAAAAGTATTGTAGAGCAAAACCATGTAACAAACATATATGGCGTTTTCACAGACATGAACTGGAAGCGACCCTCTGAAGTTAGGAAGCTTTCTGTAGCGGAAAGACGTAATTCCATATTTCCACAACTAGTTAAACGAGAACAAGACTTAATAATGGGAGGTGCCGGAAGGCCAGCAGGTGTTGAAAAAAAATTACTAACTCAAGAATCTCGTGGACTTCAAACAGATTGGACAGGACAAAAAAAATCAATACTAGAGCAACGCAACAGAGAGTTAAATGTGTTGATGGCAGATGTTGCAAAGAAAAAAGAAGTAGCAGAGCTAACTGGAGACCGATTTGATAAAGCGGCATACGATCTAGAGTTTGAAAAATATAAAAAAGCCCAAGAAAATATTTCTCAAGTTAATCTTGAATTAACCCAGAATGAACTACAACTAATTTATGAAAAAGCCGACCAGCTTTCTCGGGCAGAACATGCAGAAAAAGAGTCACAGTCTTTTGCCGGCAGGGCAGCACAGCGTGGACTTGTTAACCTGCCACAAGCACTTGATGACTTAGATGCAGTAACCGCCAACGTTTTAATGTCTCAAAGAAAAATGGGACCAGCCGAATCAACGTATTGGGACAAAAAAGGAATTGGGCTAGAAGCAGCTAATATAACCCAACAAAACGTAGCAAGACTTGAGGCTGGGTTGATGCTAGACAGGGATTTAAACGAAATCTTTATACGAGCTGCTGGAGACCCTAACTCTCCCTTTGGTAAAGTATTTATTAACCAAACGGAAGTACCAGCGGGTGCTCCTAACTATCAAAAATTACTTCAAAGAACAAATCTTTTGGACAGGGGTATATACGTTGATAGTTGGGTTAATGGACAGATTGCAAAGCTCCTCAATGAGGACAATGAAGTTCTTGTAAACATCCCTGCTCTTCAAAAGGCACTAAACGTAGTCATGGGTGGCACTACCATTTGGAAGGGTTCAAAAACTTTACTTAACCTTGCTAGTTGGCCTGTTAATCTTATTGGGTCTATTGGAAACATGGCGATGAACGGAATTTTGCCTACATTTAGCAATGCTAAATCATGGGCTAACGGTGTAAGGATTGGGCTAAACGAATACGAATGGCTTGACCAACGCTCATCTGCAAAAATGACACCGGCACAAAGGGCTCAAGCCGTAGAAGAGTACAAAGAGCTAGTCTCACTAGGAATTTTTTCTGACAACATAACCATAGCTGATATGATGAAAAGCAACCCACAGGACTTAATACAAAAAGCACTAAAGGGCAGTCTTTCTCCAGTATCTAAAGCGTACAACATTGTTGATAATGCCGCTAGGGTAGCTGTATTTGTTAATAACCAAAGAGTTCTTACTAAAATGTTTCCAGGCATAGAGGGCAACGTTGGTGAACTAAAAAGAGTTGCAGCAGAAATGACTTTGGCGGGTTCTCAAAAGTATGAAAGATTAAACAAAAAGATAGGTACACTTTCAAGGATTGGTGTTTTAAATCAATTTGTATCCTTTAACGCAGACATGGCCAGAACTTTAATCAACCAGGCTGTAGGTGGTGCTAAGATGCTTCAGGCCAATGAAGAATGGTTAAGAAAAAAATACAGAATTAAAGGAGGAAGGTTTAACGCAACAGAGTCAAGGAAGCGTGGCTTCCATATTCTATCAGCATTGCTCGCGATTTCACTTGGTGCAACTTCGGCAATTCGAAGCCGTAACGAAGAGGAAGGATATGACAGGGAAATGCAAACAGCCCTGAGTCGTTCTTATGTTCCTTTTTGGATGAAGAACAAAGACAATCTTTTAAGGGAGAGGACAAAAGAAGACCCCATGACTGTAAATGCTATCCAGTCTGAATACATTCTTCCGGCTACCACATTTTCTGGATTGTTTAAAGACCTAATAAACGACCCAGCTAGGTTTGTCAAAGACCTTCCCGAAAGAATTTATGACCTGTTTATCGGAGAAGGAAATCCCATGTTTAGCGTACTTTCAGAGGTTATTAAAGGGGACCCAAAACAATTAGGTCCAGATGCAGAAGGATTGTTTCGCTCGAAAGCCGAAGATTTACTTTCCGTCCTAGGAAGAGAAATGATGCCAGGGACTATGAAGGATACTGCTAATTTTATATTGGCAAACCCAAAAGAATTCCAACTTGAAACAGTTAGGCTTGCTCAAAAAATAAGCCCTTCAGGAACTCGGCTAACCCAAGCAGAGCTTGGACAAAGATTATTAGGCTATAGAATAACAAAGGTTAGACTTGATGAAAGTTTTGCTAGAGAAGTTCGTGAGCAGTACACGGATTACAAAGAGCTTCTTCAAGAAATGAAATCTCTGTATCAAGAAAGAATTGGCAATGAGCCAGACCTATTACCTAATGCGAATGCAACTAGGGATGAATTTATAGATTCATATTTGAATGCCAACAACAGCAAATTTGATTTAATCAGAGACAGAATGTCTGTTTTAATTGATGACACTGTTACGGCTAAAATATTTGATAATCCAGAATTGGGTGTTGACGACCGATACTTAGTTGAGGCTCTCAAAATGTCTTCAGCCAGTAATCCATTTAAATTAAAAATTGTTGAGGGCATAAGAAGCGGCAACTTTGAATTACCCCTGTATAACAAAAAGGACATGAACCTTTACTTGACTGACTTTGAGTCATCTAGGCTTACCGGTGGAGAATTAACAGAAGTATTTGCTCAAGGGGCTACTAGCATAGCCAATGCGGACTCTGTTTCCACAATGCCAGGAGATATTAAAGACTTTAAAACTAGAACTAGAGGAACAATTGAGGAAATGGTTGCCGGAGCACTCAGCGAACCTGCCGAAATAAGTATTTTAAAAGAAATGTCCGTTGAACAACGAGTTAATTATTTGGTAGAAAAGGGCATTGATCCAAACGGTAATAGAGGTTTGGAACTAGGACAAGACGTAATAACAAAAGATGTAAGAAAGGCCTACTCAATTGCTATAGGTCTTAATCAAATTGACCGTGCTAATGAAATTGACCGTGCCAGTGGCGGCTCTTATTGATTTCTAAGCCCGCTGAAGGGGCTTTTGTGCTCGGACTAATACCTTGGTATGGGTATGACCCCCAAGGACCCCTAGAGGGGCTGTGAGGGGTAGTTAGACACAAAAAAGGGGGACCCAATGGGGGGTCCCCCTTCGACACATGTTGATCATACTATTGGGATTCAATAAAGGACGAATCTAGCCCCTGCTAACATTACTGTTTCGCTTACCCACAACCAATCATGATGGTAAATTATCTTTGGTCAAGTAATTATTTTTTCCTAGAAATTAAAAACTTAAGTATCCTCAAGGCCAACTCTTCTACTTCACCTGTGTCGATTTCATTATCTTCTTTGCAATAATATTTATTTGGAAGCTCGTTCTCAACAAGGATGTCGTAACACTCTTTGTAAATCAGATCACACTCATAGCTGTCTTCGTGGCAATTCTTATGTTTGTTTATGTTCCCCCTAGTTCTTTCAAATAATTTGGCCAAGTCAAATATGTGGTGAATCTGACTCATGTAAGACATCAACGCCTTGCGACAGGTAGCAAGGGGTTCTGATCTATTTCGACTTCGAATAGACCCTATGTCGTATCCTAGGTGACCCGATAACCTAATTAAGGTTTCTTCTCCCATGACTTTACCTTGTATCCGTTGAGTAGTTCTCTCTCTAGGTTTGCCATTGCTCTCCAAGCTACAGCCTCATGGTGACCTTCTAGTGCGTGACGCATAAGGGCATCCATGTCGTCCTTGCTTTTGTCCTTGTCCCAATGCAACGGAGTTCCTGGGTGGTGTTGGTCGTTCCCCATTTTAGACAACCTAGAAACGGCAATCATGGCGTTGGGAAAGTATTTCATAAAGCCACTCCAAACAGGACAAGCTTTTCTCTCTTGAGCGTCTTTCGGTAGGTTGATCATAAGAACATTCTTTCTGTACATGGTTCTCCGTTTATTACTACTCCGCATCCCAGAAGTGGACGTTGAGAATAAACCCTAGAATATCTCATAGATGGATGGTTCGGGGAAACTCCGCAACCCACTTGCATACCCCATATGGCCCTATCGTGATTAGCTGCAAACTCTATTCCAAACTGACTATGATAATGTCCTTGTACCAAAGAGCAATGTTCGTCCTTAGCGTTTGAAAGTGCAGCTAGACGTTGACCACCCTTCCCCTTGTCTCCATGACGATAAATTACGTTGTCTAGTCTTAGATCCGAAAACCGTTCATGTATTTTCCATCCATCTAGTCCCCATAGTTTCTTAAAGGGAATCATAACTTCGGTAGGTAAACCAACTAAAGCTGCCTTTCGGGCTGGAAGATCACTGTGGTTCCCAATCATGTAATCAACCTTGGGAAACGCTTTGTGGATTTTACTCACTTGCTTACGAGCTGTTTTGTACTCCTCCACGGCTCCTGGCATTGATGGGTCTTTCTCGTGAAAGCTAATTGCACTCCAGTCTACTAAATCCCCAATGTGAACAACTCGATTGCAGTTGTATTTTCGTTCTATTTTTTTTAAAAATGAGATGTATTTGGGGTGCATGGCGGGTGCATGGGTATCTCCAATGACTAAAACTCTCATGTTAAATATGGGTTTGGGGATTAAGTTTTTATTTGGTTTTGTTGTTAAGTTTTTTAAAAAGTTTGATCCTAAAGTCTTTGTTTGAAGCAATTTCATGATCCAAGGCAAACTTCAAATCAGCACCCATTTGTTTTAGCACGTCCAGTTGTTCGCCTGCATGCAATTTGCTAAATGCAGTCACCTCTGACTTTCTTTTAGAAGGGTGCCAGTCAGCGTCTTCGTACCCCATCTCTGACCAAGGTCGTTCCTCGCTATAGTGCCAAATGTAATGATGGACATCAGGAAAAGATTTCTCAAACATTTCCCAACTGGTGCCTGTCCTGACTCTAGCGTTTTCTAGTTTGCCTATGGCGATGTTGCACCAATTACAAATAACCCCACGAACTTTGTCTTTCCAAGGCGGTAGGTGAGCGTGGTCAAGACAAGGCTTCTCACAGTCTTCTCCGCAAAACGCACACTTACCATTTTGCTCTTCAAGCATTTCTTCTCGATATGCTTTTATTTCTGACTGTTTTAGCTTTCTCATGACTACTTATCGTTCCCGTAGGTTTCCCTAACGTAGCAACCCCTCTTGTCATCAAGTATAGGTGTGTCGCCCTTTTCCATTCTTCTAGTGTCTGACCAATCTAGTGAAATTAAATTAACATCTCTTCTCCTAAGGTCTGATTTGGTTAGCTTGTATGCCAAGGAATCTGGAAGACTAATCTTTGCGGATACAACAATCATACATTATTATAACCCGTTAATTGCGTCGTAAAAATTACTACATGCCACAAAGTTAGATAACCCCTTGAGTTGGGCTTCATGAGTCCACTCCTTAACGAATAGCTCTGCGGTTACGGCATCAATCAATGCACTGTAAATTTTTGGCTGATACCCCAAATCGTGTTTTCGGCTGTAAATTGCAGAACAAGCTGAAAGCTGGGCTGCATCCTTAGGATATGCCTTGGACTTTAGATCGCCTTTCCCCTCCCTTGTCTTGAAGTCCATGATCGCGATCTTACCGTCTGGGAGTTCCACAACTAAGTCAATTGTTCCAGCAGTATTGAGTGCGTCATCAGCAACTACAAGCTCGGTGGACAATGTTTTAATGTTTTTACCGTCTATGTACGACAAAAACGGAAAAACATAATCAGTCCAATTAGGGTCAAAGTCGCTTCCGTTCAATGCGTCTTCAAGAGCCTTGTGGCACCTTGTACCAAACTCAGAGGAAGATAATAATTCCCCGCTAGGGCTAAGTCTTTTCCCCCACATAGCCTCTTTAGCGTCACCAAGAGATATGCCTTGGTTTTCGCTGACGATCTCGTGCATCTTCATGATTTTCCATTCATCAAGAAACGAAGGCATTACCTCTAGCTTAGTAGTAATCGAAGCTACGTGTTTGCCAGTGGCTTTCCTTGCTTTAGCAGGAGTAGAGACGACACTGCTTAACTCAACAGTGTCGTCTTCATTAATCTTGTAGAAATGACTCACCTTAAAAAGGCTCTCCGTTTACCTCTGAAATGTCAGTATCAATCGCAACCTCGATTCGGTGACTGGCTGCTATTTCATTAGCAGTCTTAGGGCGATTCTCCTTTCTTTCCCACTCTATCTCGCTAACTCGGTCGATAAAAACCTCGATTTCCTTTTCCATGAAATCTTGCTGCTCGCTTTTGTCATACTTGACACGGCCCATGCTGCTCTTGCGTTGAATCTCTGGCATGTCATCAACGCCGTCTGGACCACACCAACGCTTTTCCTCCTTGTTCCTATTGAACACCCAAGGAACTTGTTTGCCTTCTTGCAATAGTTTGATTGCGGCAGGAACAACTGAAATGCCATCCTTGTTAGTGTAGGCACCTCTTGAGTTCACAAACGCTTCTACCCTCAAGGGCTTGTCTAGGTCAATATTTCTAAAGGCCTGCACCAACTGAAAGGTATCAGTGTATAGTTTGTTCTTAAAGACAGCTACTGCTCCATTGGGTTGCTGTAGGCCAACGTTGAAGTAAACGTCATCCCCAAAGTCGGAAACAAACGCACTTTCTATTAGCCCCTCTATGCCGCGTGCAGCCCAACCCCAAGTTGAACCCGATTTACCCTTGAAGTTCCACTGACGCTCTATCGCCCCGTGTGATGCAGGATTTTCAATATCCTTTGATGCTCTTGCGAAGAGGACGCCGTCCTGCTTCTTCTCGTAATACTTTGTGTCTGTCATTATTTTATTTTGGTTAAAATCCCATTACTTCGGGATAAGTCATTTGTTCTACGCTAAACCTTCTCGTCCTCTTGTCAAACCAAATGTCACGATAAATCGTAATGCCGTTGGCTCGCTGTTTGGGTACATAGAATTTTCCATCTGGAGCATCCTCCCACTTTTCCAAGTCTTCTCCAGACTCTATTTTCTTTTCCTTTTCTTTGTTACGCCAAAGCATAACCGCTGCATGACAAGCTGCACCAATACCTTGTCCCCCCAGAATATCCTCTAGTTCTGGAACGTGACCGCTACCAGCCTTTTTGGCATCGCAGTGGCAAATCATCAATATTGTTACGTCATGATCGACGCAAAACTTAGCCGCTTGCTTTGCTATCTTTTCTTGGCCGCTGTAATCATCCTTGTTGGATATGTGCATTAACGCATCAACCACGAAAAAGTCGCAACCATAACGCTTGTGGGCGTAAAGAAAGTCATCTTTAAGTGAGTTCCACGTTGTAGTGCTTCCTTCTTGTCCCTCAATAAACCAAGTGCTGCCAACAAAGTCCTTCATTTGATGCCTGAATGTTTCCATCGTGGGCCTTCTGCCTGAGTTCATCCACATCATGTTAAACAACATACTCTTTGCAGGAATCTCAAACGAAGCTATGCAAGCCTTTCTATGATTGTTCATAATCTCGTTTAAGGTACTTTGATACACCCACTGGCTTTTGCCGTGACCTGGGTAACCTCCCACAACGGTCAGCTCCCCGTGGCGATGACGGTACTTAAGCTCGGGCCAAAGAAATGGATTACTTTCCTCTTCGGTCTCGTGTCGATCAATCTCCATAGAGATGTCGAACTCCATGTCGTCTACCGAACGAAGTTGTTTGGGGTCGTATGTCGATGCACTCTCAAACAATTTGTCAACATCAACATTATGTTGGGCGACAAGCATTTCGTTAATGTCATTGAACTGAGCTGGTATCTCGATTCTCTTGCATCTAGTTATTCCTAGCCTTTTGGCCACCTCTCTACTTGCCTTTTCTCCAGCGGTATCATTGTCAAATGCCAAGTAAATATTCTCAAACCTTTCTAAGGCCTCAAAATCATTCTCTATCCATCCCAAGTTGGAGCAACCGCTAGGTACCGACAAACAAGGAACCGTTGCACCCAATTCATAGAAGGACATGGCGTCAATCTCGCCTTCGCAAATCGCAATGCTCCTTGTGTTTGCGTCACAAATGTTCCAGTTCCAAAGAGTAGAGTAAGCAGCGGTAGACCAAATGTCCTTTTTGTCCCTGTCTGTTTTGTTTATTCCAGTGCTCTTTATCATGACTAAGTCACCACTGGGATCGTAAAACTTAGCAGCCCAAAAGTTTTCGTTGTGTCGGCTATTGCGTTTATGAGTCCGAACTTCGTATTTCATCAATGTGGACTCTGAGAGCCCCCTGAAGGCGTTTAGGTACCTAAAGGTGTCTGTACCCCTGATTGCACCCAAATGATCCTGAGAGGGCTCCTGTGGCTTCTCAGACACCATTATGGGTTTAACGTCTACAATGCCACAAAGTTTCCTACACTCGTCGTGTGTCTCGGCCCAAGAGGAAAACTTGCGACTCATTAAGTTGAGAATGTTCGTGCATTCTCCGGTTGCATTATCCTTAGCCAAGTACACCCCGCCAGAACCGCGATACACTCCGGTTGAGCTACCCTCGGAACCATCTAGGTCCCCCATGCTGTAAGCAGCTCCACGCTTTTTAGCCAAAGGAAAATAATTCCTCATAACAAGCTCTATGTTGGACGATAATTCTCTGTTTAACTCTTCAGGAGTAGCCATTGTTTTTATTTGGTTTTATTTGGTTTTATTGTTAAGGGCAGATAATCGTTACTTTATCAGTGTTCTAGACAACTTCCACCCATTTTTATTAAACTTATCGGCCTCAAGGTAAGAGTCAAATAAATAAACATGAGAACATATGTAAGACTCTAAGTACATCCTTCTTCCACTTCTACCTTCTACCGTAAGAGAACAATCTGGAACCATGTACCCGTGGTCATAATGAGTGGGACCTTTTTTAATAACCTTTCCAACCAACCTTTGACTTCCTATCTCTGGGGCAAACGATGATATCTTTCCAATTATGTCACCCAATGGGTCGATGTCCCTGTTTTCTTTGTAAAACTCTTCTTGTTTCTTCATTTTAAATTAAATTATACTTCCAATCAAAAACGCTGTCAAGACAATAATAAAAAGAACTAAAACCACTTCACAAATTGATGCAATTCTTCTCTCTTTCTCAATCTCTCTCATTCGTTCTCTCCTTGTTTTCATGTTTATTTTGACGCTATCCTCAATAAATCTCTATTTAATTGTTCAGCGTTGTTAAATTTGTCAATTCGTTCTTTTTTATCAACAAAACTAATAACCTTCTTCATGTCCACACCAATAAAGTTTGGGTCAACGGACTCAATCTCTTTCTTTTTCCAGTCAGACTTCAAATGCACATCACACTTCCCGTGAATTTTCCTTTTTGCAGAGAGGAACCTAACTGCGTTTGCTCTAGTTCTGTGCGTAGATATTATTTTATAATCAGTCGCAACAATCCAATCCCATTTTTGTTTTATATTCATCATATCTTTACTTTAAAAATCTAAACAAAAAAGTCCAGTTTTTTCTCAAAACAACTTCAGCTTGTTTTCCAAAACAACTTCAGCATGTCCGGCGCGCGCTTTCCTCTGACACAAACAAAGAAAAAATCAGCGAGGACGCCTCACGCTCCCGCAGTGTTCGTCTGAAAAGTTGTGGGCTTCGCCCAGCGGTGACGGAGCACCTGCACTTTTCCCTCCGTCAGCCTCTAGAGACAATAATCAATTTGTTTGATAGATCGTCGGGACAAAGCCCTAGATCCAAATAAATTATTTTACCTAGAGCCATAATAGTACCACAACCCGTCCGAAAAAAAATTAAACCACCGACTGTTAGTTTTAGATGCGCAAGCGCAACAACAATAGGATCTTCACAAAACAAACTACCCGCTTAAAAGCTGAGGGCAGTGTTGTTTTGCTTGATTTGTCTGTGATTTATTTTTTTCTCTCCTCGCTGACCCTAAACCATATAGACTATTAGTTCTAATCTTGAGGGCACTAACGTGCAATCATATGAGCGAACGAATAGCAAGTCTCGATCCTCTCGCTAGCTTCAAGAGAAAATGCTAGTTTGTGTCGGTTTGTTTGCAAGCCTTCGGTAAAAAGTGGTAAATGCAGTCGATCTGTTGTTGCATTATACAACTTTTTACAAAAAACCGCCAAAACAATCATGTGGTGCCCCATGATTTTGGGAGGGCATTTGATCTTGAAGTCTCTATGTCCCAGGGTACCCTTGTGGTTACTATTATTTTGAGATATATGACGATTAAGTTATATATAAAATGTAATAATATGATAATAAAAACAAACATAAACAACTGCAAGATTACGGTCGAAGCAGACTACATCCCTGGGCAAACTGGGGACCTAGAGACAGAATGGATAGATGAAGATCTGGACATTCGGTCAATAGACATAACGGCAAACGGTGAGCAAATCGCCGAAATGTTGTATCAATACGCACCGGATCTAGTTGATCTGATCTGGGCAAAATCAATAGAAAAAATCAAAACCAAAAAATAAATGTACATACCAACACCCAGCGTAGACGATCCAGTAGAGATCGAAACACCATTGAACTACAACCTAGTGTTCTTCCAAGGAGAAGGACAAGAGTGTCACATACACCCAACAATCGGGGCCAACCTCCCAATACACAACCTCCTGTTGCGAGACTACACACAAGACTCAGCAACTGCAAGAGAGATAATACACGAAATATCCCTAGAGGAGTTGGAAAAACAACCGGGTCTACTGGCATCCGCAATCATAAAAAATGACTGGAGGATGAATCACTCTAGACTCGGAAGGATTATTCGCACGTACAACAACGACGATTTGATCCACAAATGGAACATCGGCAAGTTCGTGTGGGACGAAGGCAACACACTCGAAGAGATAGAAAACATCTTAGTAGAGTCATTGTTCAACCCAATAAAATATCCAACATGGAAATGTGCAAACTGGAGAAACATTGTCCACAAAAACGAGGACATAGTGATTGCACACGTAAACAACACGCAAATCAGCGCCTACGGATGGAGGATAACACACATCGACCATACAGTGTACAACGAGTATAAGGACCTGCACCTACTAGCAACAGACTGCAAGTGGGTCGAAGAGCTACAAGAGTACGACCTAAAAGGCAGCTTGGAGTGGTCAGAATCTCTGAACCAGTGGATAAATCCAATGCGAACAGAGGAATACAAATTCGCCACTGACATTGAGGAGTGGCTTCACGCAGACGAATGCTTCTACTGTGAATTCACAGACGAATACCGATCTGTACCAACAGAAAACAGGGTCCTGGCATACCACTCCAGCACACACAAAGAAATCAAGGAACCCGCAGGAGCCAAGTGGACCATTGGATTCGAAATAGAAAAAGAATTCGTATATAACGAGGACACTGGACAAACGGTAAGAAGCGAGGGTGATGAAATAGAAGATCAACCATTCTTCTGGAAGTGGGAAACCGATTCGTCTTGCGGAATCGAAGGCGTGTCGAACGCTTACGATCTGTTTCAATCAAAAGACATCAGACAGGACATAAGAATGTCAGACTATATCGACGCCCCAGTAGAAACAACAAGAGCTGGAGGTCACGTATCAGTAAGGTGCAATGAGTACACACGCTCATTTGGTCTAGCTGAAATAAGACCATACGCAGGTCTAATATATGCCCTATGGCGGTTCCGCCTAAGGTCAGAGTATTGTTCCAAAAACAAAAAACTCGACGAAGCAGCATACCAAGACAGATATGACGTCATCAGAGTTAGAGGCAGAAACTTCTTGGAGTTCAGACTACCATCCAGGGTCAAAAGCAAAAAACAGTTGATCTGGCGATACAAACTCTTTCACTGTACAATACGTGCAATGAAGGAGTCCAGGTCATTCGACGACTACCTTAGAAACACATCTTCGCTACTTGACGAGGTCTACGGACTAGAGAAAAAGGACAAGATCCTAGCACTAGCCAAATCCTTCGAAAACTACCTAAACAATGGAGTAATAAGCTCCGACATCTCAGAGTTCATCTAATCATACCATGTGCATCATAATACATAAAGAACGCGCAAAGACGCGAATACCAGAGCTAATCATCGACAACGCCGAGCAAATCAATCCAGATGGATTCGGTATTGTCTTCCTTGACGACGGAGAGTTGGTCAAGACCACAGACTACGACAAAGCACGAAAGCTAATGGCAATGAAACGACCATACCTAGCACACTACCGCTTCGCCACTGTAGGCAAGGTCAACAAAGCCAACTGTCACCCGTTCCCAATACCTAATTCGGACGACGTACTATTCTCTAATGGTACAGTTCCACTAGGATCAAAGAACAAGACAGACACAGAGTGCGTAGCAGAGCTCCTTGAGGGTGAATGCCCAGAGGTTGTAGAAAAGATACTGTCCATGACAGAGACTAGATTCGCAATCGTAAACAGGAGTGTTTCGCAAAAGCCATCAGTCAAACGCTACGGCACTTGGCACAAGAAAGAAGGCGTGTGGTACTCCAAGTCCAACTGCTTTGCAAAGCAAACGCCAACAGGCTACCTGTGGAATGGGACGTCAAAGTCGTACACAAGCAAGAGTCTAGAGGATGACTATGACGAGTTCGAGTGGGATGCCTACTCAAATCATTACGCCTACAGAACAACTGAACCATTCCCAGCATTCGGATGGAACGGCAATCACAAGGTTGCAGTCTACGGCACACTCAAAGCAAGTCACAACAATCACAGGCTATTGGGAGACTCAGATTTCATCGGATCAGGATTCACCAACGAAGAATACAAGATGGAAGTAATGGGATGCCCAATGGTCTTCAAGGACCAAAACATCAAGGGATCACAGATCGCGGTAGAGATCTACGAAGCAAACAGTCCATCAGTCAGAGAAGCAATAGACTCTCTCGAAGGACATCCATACACATACAGACGCGAGATCATCGACTGTATAGACCTAGAAGGCAACACACACTCTTGTTGGCTGTACTTTGGTTACTCAGTAAAACCATCAGAGTATGCCCAACACTTCGCAGAATACAGAAAGGAGACATACGACATGGAAACATATGACATACAGGGATAAGGATCTGGCAGTTCATCGAAGAAGGTATCATCACCATACTTCTGCTGTTGATAACGCTAGTTAGCTTAGCTTCGATCATACTCTCAGGATAACACAGGGCAGCCACATCCAGTCAAGTATTGGGTGTGGTTGCCTTTTTTTTGTTGGTGACAAACAAACCCTATAATTCGAGGGAATCCATATCCGTAACAAAACAAATAGTAATACTCAGGATGTCATACAAAGCACACAGTTATTTGCAGTGTTTCTTAACACGAACGTTTGAAAAGCACGTTTGGTTACAATTATTTTCATCTTTTTTTATGTGCATGACAAACAACGGGTTAAACAGCGTAACCGATGGTTACATTCATGGAGGCAAGAAAGAACGATCTCTCTCTCTCTCTCAACTTCTCTAATCTTATCACGTCATTCAAGGTAGTATCGCTACGCGATCTCCACCCTGACTTGCCGTGACCGATGAGTTCAGTTGAGTAGACACGATGTCAGGCTCAGTAACAGTAAATACTAAGAAATATGAATAACGATACACATACAGAAGAACGCAGACAGTGGGTACGCGACCAACAAGATATGATAAGCCCAACCCCCATAGGTTACGAAAACCTAGCTAAGGACATGATGGGGCACCAGATAGCAGAGGAATACCACCAGCTCTGTTTCGATAGGGACCACGCAGAGGCATTGCGTAAGAACGAGACCTGGGACACACTCCAGTCTATACTCGACGATGACAGTGTGACCCAAGCACAAAACATCATAGCCAAGCTCAGGCGTAACTGGATAGTAGAAGCTCTCACACGAGAGTAACACGGGCTTCGGCCTTTTTAAACAGAGCTCGCCATACTCGCAAGCGTTGAGGGACCTTCCTATCCTCGGTGCCTCGCGGCACTGTCGGTCGTTGCAGTGGATGCTCGCCATGCTCGCGTAGTCCTCCCTTTGGTCGGGTTGGCCTCGCTGCGCTCGGCCCAAAACAGAGCAGCCGATGACTGCATAGGGGGGGAGGGGGTCAAAACTTTTTCCGACTTGGGTCAAAAAATTCATTAACTCTCTATTTTAAAAATAATTTACTCATGGGCCATGCTATGTTCTTATTTAGAATAATTCTAATTATTGTCTTGACAGCAATAATGTGCTGTTATTTGTCTTCATATATGAGCTTACTTCAAATTATAGCTATTTTAATTGCGGTAGAAACCGGTGGACATCCTGATCCTGTAAATGCTGTAGGGGATGGCGGGGAAGCTTTGGGTATTTTGCAAATGCACAAGGGATATGTTGTTGACGCCGCAAAACACGCTAATGCTGATTGGGATCACGTTGATGCACTAAACCCGCTAAAGGCGACAGATATTTTTTTAGCATACATGAATCGGTATGCTAAGATAGAGTGCAAACCCAACAATATGAGTTATGAAGAATTTGTTTCGAGGATTCACCACGGTGGCCCGCTGGGCTACACAAAGAAATCAACAATTTCATATTGGGAAAAATGCAAAAAACTGCATGAACAACACCGTATTTAAACCTAAAGAACCTTTTTACACGGACATAAAAGAGTATGAAAGTAGATTTAGGGGGGGAAAATTAGATTCGACGAAAGTAGGTGTCACAGTGTCACCTGTCACAGAGTCACCACCTTCGGACGTGGGTGCAACTCCCACTTCCTCCACCATTGAAACCCAACCCTTTAAAAGCCCTCCTATCCGCCACGACATAAGGCGTATAATTGTTTAATATGTCAGAAGGTAAAGATTTAGAATTAGATTTGTACTCAGACATAAGGGCTAGGGTCATTGAAAAAAAACACTCAAAGGAAATGAGTGAATTTTTTGCAAGGAGCGACATGACAATGTCGAATCCTGATCGGGTTACTGAAATTTTGTTTTTGTGGAGCCAAGGCTGGAGTCAAACAAAGATTTGCAAAAAGCTCAAGGCAGATCCCTACAGCGTAAGCACAATAATTGTAGAGTATGCTGATTTTGTTGGAAACTGGCGTGAGCTAGGCGGAAAGTTGGCTGCTAGGGTTTACCTAAGGTTTGCTGATTTAGAAAATCAATTAATAGACAAGGTTTCCGCCAAGCTAGAAAGCGGGGACTTGCAAGTTGGCTTTAAAGACTTAAAGGAGCTAAGCATAGCCAAAGCAAACGCAAGTAGAGAAGCATTAACTGCTCGTGGTGAAGCAAGTAACATAAATGAAGAAAGGGTAGTGTATACCCAAGAAGATTATGAAAAAGCTGCAAAGGATGCGGAAGAAAAGTTAAAACAAATGAAAAAAGCTAAAGTAGAGGAGGTAACAGATGTATAGATTTGCTGATGAAGACGAAGACTCAAATAAAAAAATACATGAGGGTTTAATTCCTATTCTTGAAGAATTGTCAAAGTTACATTTTGAAGAATCTTGGGTTATTGCTGTTAATAATGGAGAGCTAATGATTGTTGGTTCGTCTCCAGAGCGATTGTTTGATGCGTTTTACGCTGCTCTTGAAGACCTAGGAGGTTAATGAATTTAAAGTTTACCAAGCACCCAATGCTAAGGAGTCCAACTGATGAAGAAATAATTTTTCTTGGTCAGACTGATTCTGCTGCTTTGAAGGCTTTGCACGAGGCCCACGAAGGGAGGATAGCTAGTGCTAACCGTGATCCATTGCGTTTTGGTTTTGGGCTAGAAGGTTGGGAAAGGATGCGTTGGGGTTTAGCAAATTATGGGGAATGTTTAACGCTTGGGGGAAATCGTAGCGGAAAAACAACCGGCTGTGCCAAAATGGTTATGGAAGCAGCGACTGAAAGCACGGATGGGCACATCGTATGTTTTAGTCAAAATGCTGATACTAGCGTAAAAATTCAACAGGCTGCGGTTTGGGAAATGATGCCCAAAGAGTTTAAGAAAAAAACCAAGGGGATTGAGGGTTACATTAACTTTTCAATGAAGAACGGTTTTACTGGTAGTAGTTTTATTTATCCAGATACCAGGACTAGAGTTGACTTTAAGACTTACACTCAGTTTTCAAACAACCAAACAATTGTAGAAGGTTTTCAGTTTGGTTTTAAAAACCCTAAGGGTCTTAACATAGGCGTTTGGTTAGATGAGTATTTAGGTGATTCTACATTGGTTGATACATTGCGTTTTAGGCTAGCTACCAGAGACAGCAAAATGATTATTGGCTTTACGCCAATTGACGGGTATACCCCGTTTATTTCTGATTATTTAAAAGGGGCTCAAACCCTTGAAACAAAGCCTGCCAAGTTATTAGACGACAGGGAGCTACCCGTTAAACAGTACAGTCCAAACAGAGACGCTGCGGTAACGTATTTGCATTCAATCGAAAACCCTTTTGGGGGCTACCCTAGACTGGCAAAAGATTTAGCAAATCGTCCAGAAGAAGAAATATTGGTTAGAGCCTATGGAATGCCCGTTAGGTCTATGACAACCTTGTTGCCTTTGTTTAGCCCTGAAGTAAATGTACTATCGGACAAAACTAATAAATATGGGATGAAGTTCCCAGATATTAGTAACAATAAAAACTTTACTCATTACCAAGTGGTTGACCCCGCCGGTGCTAGAAACTACACAGCCATATGGGCTAGCGTTGACAAGTCAGGAAACGTTTACATTGGGCGAGAGTGGCCAGACAGGGACACCTACGGCGAGTGGGCGGTGTTTGGTGACCCTAAATGGAAAGTTGGCCCAGCTGCCAAGAAAGAAGGCTACGACGTAAAGGGTTATGTCGATTTATTTAACGAAATCGAAGAGGAAATGGGGATCGAAGTTTTTGAAAGAATAGGAGATTGTCGTTATTTTGCTAGGGAAAACGAAAACAACGACGATTTGTTTACTTCGTTTGATGAAGAAGGAATGATCTTTTACCCAAGTGATGGCCGAAGCGAAGAAATTGGGATTACGGCTTTAGACGAATGGTTTAGCTACAACCCTAATGTTGAAATTGATAAAGCCAATAGGCCTAGATGTTTTATTCACGAAAGTTGCGGCAACTTAATTGATTCTTTGGTCCATTATGGTGCTATGGGTAGAGGCGACGAGGCTTTAAAGGACTTCTTTGATTTAATTCGTTATTTGCGAATGGCGAACGGAGGAGAAGGCCCAGATCACGTAACAAATAAAAGTTTAGAAACAATTAAAATGAAAGCAGGAGGATATTGAGTGAAAATTAGATTAACTGAAATTGCAAAAAAATTAAACATATCATTTGAAGAGGCAATGAAGCTAAAAGAGGAAAAGCTCTGTAGCGACATGGCTAAAGGAAAGGGTAAAAACACTTGGATCGACGAAGAAGGACAAGCAATACTGATTGACTCTATGGATGTCCCTGAGGCGGTTCCAAAGCATCATAGAGGAGTTGTCCACAGTCATTGCCGCAACCCTAATTATATGTATGTAATAATACCTAATCCTGCTAGAAAAGTTGCTACTGCGGTCCCAAGAAAATTTTACAATAAAATGAGGGGTAAAAAAGTAACAATAGAAGAAATAAAAGATGTCAATGGATCAAGCTTTAGATACGTCCCCTCAGGCAGATATAACCAATAACAAAATTTGGATTCAAGAACAAATAGATAGATTTGTTGCTTGGGAAATATTTATTAGAATAGCAAAGGGAAAAGAAATGCTTCCTATGGCTCCTCTTGATTTGTGTGATAGAATAGGCGTTAACAAGGAGTATGTGTATGACCTCATACAGCAAATCAAACAAAGAAAAAAAATAGATGCACAATGATTCATTAACATACGTTGGGGAAAAACCCGACATTGGGGCTCTAGCAAAGGCCTACGATCAATCTACGCTAGAGCTAGAGTCCTATTTCCAATTATGCCGCAACGCATACGATGATAGGCGAAATTGGTGGCCAGGAAAATCTAGGGATTTAAGAAAGCATGGAGCAGACGCCTTTCCTTGGGAAGGGGCTAGCGACATGGAAAGCCATGTAATTGACGAGAGAATTACTAGATTGGTTAGTATGTTTATGAGTGCCTTACAGGCCTCAAACATAGTTGCGTTTCCTACCGAAGTTAATGATATTGGAAAATCAAAGATTGTTTCTAATTTTTTAAAATGGATGGTTAGCAGCGGGTATATCCCTCGTTTCATGAAAGAAATGGAGCTAGGTGCTAATTACTTGTTGGAGCGAGGAATACTTATAACCTATGTTGGCTGGAGGAGAGAAGATCGAAGTTTTTTACAACGTCTTGGTCTTGACGAAATAACACGCCTAAACCCACAGCTAGGACAACAAATTGCTAATGGGTCCGACGAAGCAGCTATAGCTTTATTGCAACAAGCATTTTCAGACGTAAGCGAAAAAAGGGCTCGAAAGGCAATGAAAAGCCTAAGAGATACCGGATTTGCAGAACTTCCTATTGTTCGACGGCAAGTTGACGCTCCAGATGTTAAAACATTAGCACCAGACGGCGATTGGGTTTTTCCAGCGTATGTAACAGATCCTCAACGTGCCCCTTATGGGTTTTACCGCACTTATCTGTCAGCTCAAGACCTTAGGCTTAAGGTTAAAACTGATGGCTGGGACGAAGACTTTGTAGATTATGTAATAGAAAAATATAGTGGGGTAAACATTGACTCCATAGAAAGGGAGCAAGAGGGTCGTCGAACAATTTCTTTAACAGACATGAACTATGAAGCTGAAGAGCTAGTAGAAATTGTTTATGGCTATCAACGCCTTATTGATCCAGATGATGGATCTGAAGGTATTTATTGCACTGTATTTCACAGAGAGTTTAGCGGAGACGAGAGTGCTCCTGGATATGCAAAATTTGAACTTTTAAATGGTTACGAAAATTATCCAGTCGTAGTATCTAAACTGTCTGAAGACAGTAAAAGGTTGTACGACACTTTAACAATTCCTGATTTGCTTAGGGGGATTCAAAATCAAATAAAAATTGAAAGAGACTCTAGAATTGATCGCAACTCTCTAGCCACTCTTCCGCCGTTAATTCATCCAGTAGGGCAAGCACCTACGGACTGGGGACCAGGACGTAAGGTGGCTAGAAGGCGACCAGGTGACATTGAGTTTGGTCCAGTACCAAGGTTTGACAATGGCTCACTAGAAATGGAAAACACCATGATGCAGCAAGCTGACAGATTAGTTGGCTTAGACGAAGCATCTAGTTCTTCTCAAATCAGAAGACAGTTTTTAGTAAACAAATTTTTGCAACATGCAGGAGAAGTAATGGCGTTGTGTTATCGTTGTTTTCAAAGATTTGGACCAGACAAAATATTTTTTCAAGCTACTGGAATTCCAGACCCTCAATCTTTTGAAAAAGGAGATCCTGACGAAAATTACGACGTAACCATTAGCTACGACGTAATGAATTCAGATGCAGAAGCCCAAGAAAAAAAGCTAGAAAGATTAGTTTCTTTGGTGTCACTTGATCGAAACGGTAGGATTAATATGGATAAGCTTCTTGGTGTAATTGCCAATAGCATTGATCCAGTTTTGTCTGACTCGGTTATGGAGCCAGCTCAACAATCTCAAGAAAAACTTCTAAAAAATATTACTGATGATTTATCGAAAATTTATGCAGGCATTGAAGTGCCAGCACGTCCTAATGGTGCTCAAGCAGCTATGCAAATTATCCAGCAATACGCATCTCAGGAAGATGTTGCTCAACGTTTACAGCAAGATCAAAAGTTTGCTGAAAGGCTTCAAAAATATGCTGGTCAATATCAGTTTGCGATGCAGCAAGCTCAAAATGCCCAAATAGGAAAAATTGGTACTCCTCCAGCTACAATGGGTGGAGCCCAAACCCAAGGAATGCGATAATGCTTGCTGACAAAGAAATAGAAATACTGGGCCATAACGAACACTTTGCCCTGTATCTGAATCAATTAAATTTGATTAAAGAAGATTGCATACAAGAAATGCGTAATTCCGGAACTGAAAGACTTCAGCAAATTAGTGGTCAAATTATAGCAATAGATGATGCTCTAGACCTAGGAAACTGGGAATCAGTAAGATTTCGCTGGAAAGAAATACTTCAATAAAAACATGTGCTATACTTCAACTCAGCCGTCGCTCGGCGTAAATGAGTGGAGTAATTATGTCAGAAGAAATCATCGAAGCCCCAGCAGAGGCTGAACCAAATCTTGCGGAAAAAACTAATATATCAGCAGAGGATTTTGCAATCCAACGCTTGGAACAATCTCGGGTAGATTCAGAAGTCGTAGAACCGGCGGAAGAGGAAGAGTCTGAGGAAATTCCAGAATCAGGTGAAGAGGCTCCCGCAGCTGAAACACCAGATGTTCTTTCACAGTTCAACTTGGATGAAATGTCCGAGGACGAAATCAAGGAGTTATCTAAGGCACTTGGTAGCAGAGCAGTAGACCGTTTTGGCGAACTGACTAAGCGAGCCAAGGGAGCTGAAGAGCGACTTGCACAATTAGAGGATTCCCTTAAGAATAATCCGTTAAGTCCCAAAGAGGATGTTAAAAACAATCCTTTTAGCGACATCAACGATATTAATACATTACAGGAAAAGGCAAATGAGATAAATGAAGTTATCGAGTGGGCCGAAGACATCCTTTTTGAGTCCGACGACTATGGACCCAATGCAGAAGTAGCAGAGGTAGAAGGCAAAAGCATGACAAAGGCTGAGGTTCGCTCGGCTTTAAAAAATGCTCGCAAGTCTAGAGATTCATTTCTTCCTAGCCAATTAAAAAAAATTCAAACGCTAGAACATGCGTCTAAAGTTAAATCAGACTTTGGTCGCAAAGCAATTGAAGAGTTTGATTGGCTTAAAGATGGAGGTGATGAAACAATGAGAAAGCGTTTTATGGAAATTGCTGGGCACCCAGATCTTCAAAAGTTTTATAAAAGCTCACCAAAGATCGGCGCTCGAATGCCATACATTCTAGCTCATGCCGCAGACAGCATGTACAATAGGAAGGTAATAAAAGATCCTGTTAAAAAAGCAAAGATCAATCCTCCTAGTCCACTAACCACTTTAGCCAAGTCTGAAAAACAAGAGAGCAGATCCTCTAAGGCCATAAAAGACCTAGGAGCGAGATTCAAATCTAGCGGAACTAATGATGATTTTATTCAAATGAGAACCAAACAGCTAGCATCAAGGCTAGCATAACTTAAACTTAGCTAAACAATATAATGGCTTTTTCACCAACATACGATACAACAAACCCAGGAGCGGCGGTTTCTAATCGTGAGGACCTATCAGATATTTTGACTATCTTGGCCCCCGAAGAAACTCCAGTCCTTTCGTCTGCTTCTAAATCGCAGGCAAACGCAACATTTGTAGAATGGACCGTTGATTCACTCGACGCTCCTAGCACGGCAGGAACCGCTGAAGGTGCTGACGTTACTGCATTTTCGGATAAATTTAGTGGTCGTGCTCGCCTCGGCAACTACGTTCAGAAGTTTCGCAGAGACTACATGGTCTCAGATCTTCAAGACGCAGTTGAATCCGTAGGTCCAGCAAAGACTGCTCAAGCAGAAGCAAAGGCACTTCGAGAGCTTAAGAGAGACATCGAAGCTACTATTTGCTCTACTAATGACCGCAGTGCCGAAGATGGTGCTGGAACAGTTTACAAGCTTCGTGGCTTGGGTGACTGGATTGATTCTTCTGGACCGTCTGACGTTCCAGCTGATTTCCGCACTCCTGCGGCTTCCATTCACGCTGCTGGAACGTTTACTGAAACGGTACTTAACAACCTCATTACTTCCATTTACCGCGTAAATGGTGGATCAAACAACTTGACGCTAGTTGCCGATACGGCTCTACGTCGTGTTATTAGCGATTTTGCTCGCCTTGATCCAGATGGTGATGCTGCCGGAACTTCTATCCGCAACGTAAACTACAGCGGCGAATCTGCCCAGATTAAACTCAGTGTTGAGCTTTATCAGTCAGATCACGGAGTTGTTTCGATTGTAAACATGAATCCTGATTGTGCTCCTGATACGACCAACAAGGATACTGGATACTTGATGCAACCCGAGTACATGTCCGTTGCAGAGCTTATTCCAACTGGTTCTACTCGCTTGCCAAATCTTGGCGGTGGTGAACGCGGAATAGTTGACGCAACCCTCACTCTTTGCGTAAAGCACCCAGGTGCTTTTGGCAAAATTACAGCTCTAAGCTAAAACATAGGAGATAATATATTATGGCTATTCCTACAGTAAATGAAGCTAATGGTGATTTCACTCATTACGCAACCATCACCTACAATGATCTCCAAAAGAGCGGATTTTTGTCCACTATTGGAGCTGCAAACCAAGTAAAACTTGCTACCATCCCCGCTGGAGGTGGAGTAGTTTACGCTGTTGCTTATGAGGCAGAAGCATTTACGGGTGCTACTGACATCACTCTTGATGTCGGAACAACCGCTGGCGATCCAGATGAATTCATCAATGCACTTGATGTAGACGGCATGTCTGCTCCAGTTGCAAACACAGGTGAATCTTTTGTTCAGTCTGCTGGAAACACCACCATTGCTGGTGGCGCACTTCCAATAAGTCTTGTTCAGTCAGATACTGATATCATTGCAGAAATCAATGGAACTCACGCTAGCCTCACGGCTGGCAAGCTTTTCATTGGTCTGAAGATATTAGATCCCAGCAAGTTTGTGTAAGTTTATCAAACCATTAATTCAAGGGGAGGTTGGCCGATGCTGGCCTCCCCTTTCTTATTATGAATATTATTAAATGCCAAGGATTAAACTGCGACGTCAAGTTATCTTGCAGTAGATATTACCCCCTAGGGGTATCCGATGCAGAAGAAAAATCGTTTATTTTTTTAGCAAAAAATCTTCATAGGTTTTTTAAAAGTTGTTTGTTTTTAAAAAAGAAATGAATATTATTACATCAGTACCTAAGTATAGTGACGGTGAGGTTAATCGTGCATTTATGCGTGAGATTAAAAACGGATTTAAACTAGAACGTGAAACCGAAGACGCTAGAGAAGCTGCTGTTGCTAAAGAAGCAAAGGGAAACGTAGGAGTTGAGCATCCTGTTTTGGGTCGCCCAATTGCTAGCTTTGACTCTAGAACATTTTTTCGGTTAATACAAAAATACGGGCACGAAGAAGTACACAGTACGGAGTTTTTAAAAGATTACCAAAAAAGATTTCCGCATCTTTCTCCTAATGCAATTTAAGACTAATAAATCTTTATACGATTTAATTTCTGCGCTAGCAGGAACAGACAATTTTACATCTACTGAGCGTGATTTTTTGCTTAGTATGGCTAATCGTAGATTTTACGAAGCATATCAAACATCAGATATTTGGCCTAGGTACATGGCGGTTGGTGAACCTCGAACTATAACCTCTAGTGTAATTTCTTATACAGAGGACAGTCGGTGGGTGTTTAACGCTGGTACAACTGCAATAAATGGACTTTATGTGGCAAATGGCACGCAAGCATCGGCTAGAGCCTACACTTTGTACGATACTGACGGAACTACTGCTTTATACAGCATAATTTATAATTCAGGCACTACTTGGAACATAATTGCTGGGGCTCCTAGCTCTGGGGGTGCAGTGCAATACGCAAACGCTGATTCAGGCAACACTGCTACTGCGGCATCTCCCACAATATCCGAGACTGGGTGGACAGTTTCTAATGGAACTTCCCCTGCTCCTAGCGTAAGAGACCTAGGGGAAATAGCTCATTTCACTAGGATTCACAGACTTCAACCATTTCTTCGAAACTCAACAATAGAATTTGATTTTTTTGCAGATGCAGACGGTGCTCATGTTGAAAACTTAGTTCCCACAGATACTACTACTGTATATGTGACATATAAAAAACTTTTAACCGAGTTAACTACGTTAGATTATGACGGATCTTTGGGAACTAATCTTGTTCCAATTGAGTTTTTTTATTTTATGGGACATGCTACATATGCAGATTTTTTGAGAATGGATGGGCAATTAGAAAAAGCCATGACAGAAGAAAAAATAGCTAAATCTTACTTAGATACAGAATTAGAAAAAGCCGAGTCGGTAGCAAACATTAACGCACTTAACACAAGAATTAACACACATCTAAACAGACAGTCACGATAAATGAACTCAAGAACATCCAACTTATACATTGGGAACGTAAACCCTAATGGATCTCCACAAAACCTATCAGCAGCAAACTCGGGATCAGGAGTTGCTTTTTCTGCTTTTCACATTGACACTGATTATGTAGTAATTGATGTCCAAGACAACAATGTAATTGTTACATTTGATGGGTCAGCTCCTGGAGCAAGCAATGGTCATTTGCTTGTAAAAGAACAAGGACTTATTGTACTAAGTAAGAACGCCGCTAAAGGAGCCAAGTTTCTTGGATCTGGTGGAGCTTCAGTAATTCAAAGCACCGAGTTCGTAGATTAGTCCTGATGAGAAACGTAGGACTTAAAAATATTCTTGAGTTCTTACGGGCGGGTCGCGTAGGAGCTAGGATAGGCACAACTGGGCCAACAGCATTTGAGAACTATACTGTTAATAATGGTGCTGGTGGCTTTCAAAACTACACTGTTTCTGATGGCTCTGGGGGACACTTAATATTTAAAGTTAGGCAATCATAATGTCATACGAATCAAATTTTCAGGGGACAGAGGTAGATCAGGCAATAACTGATGTACAAACTATGCCAAACTTTAAGGCTGAGGCAGCAAACTACGCTGCTTTGCCTGGTAGTCCATCTACTGGTGATGTTGTGTTGGTTCGGACTGCAAGTACTGGGTACGATGCAGGTCTTTATCGTTACAG